TTTTGTTTGAAATGTTAAAACACTGTTATTTGCTGATATATTGGTAGCACTATCTATTAATACAGCTCTATCTAACGATGCAGTCGTCCAAGTTAATGTTGGTGCCGTACTTTCTATATTGCCTTGATATGAATGACCTTCCCAATAAGTGTTAACTGTGCTCTGTGTTACAAATGTTCCTATGCTAACGTCTGGTAATAATGATGATGTGCTAGGAACAAATATTTCTGTTTCTTCTAATTCAACGTCATTAATAAGATCCCATGTGCCTACAGTGCCTTTATTATTAGTATATATTTTTGTTCGACTAATATCGCCAGTTGCTGGTTCAAGGCCTTCAATTTGTATATATGCAAAAGATTGTGAATTTTCTGTTTCAGAATATGTTGGTGTAGCTTCATATGAAACAGAATATGCAGAATCGGTAAATGAGTTGTAAGTATGAGGAAAAATACTTTGGCTACTATACACTGTATACTCTTGATCTAACAATGCCGTAGTTGGAGTTAATATCTTTTTTATTGTTGACGTATACGCTGTTGTACCGATCGGATAAGACGGTGTAGGAGTTGGATTTACTGGTGATGGTACTGTTAATGTTCCATTTTGCATATCCGAATTAAATTCGCCGCCAATTAATTCTATTGCTGGTTGATCGTTAAATGAAAAGAATCGTATTTTTCCGGTGTTATATGTTGGAAATTGTGTTGTTGCATATTGTCTGTCTAATTGAACACCAATTTGTTCTTTAACCGTAACTATAGGCAATGTTTCAAATATAATTTCAGAAACGTTAGGTACCATTGGATTAACTGGAACTGTTCGTGTCCATTTAACATTAACTTTATTTTGCCAATCCGGTGGAGTTGGATTATTTTCTATTGTAGCAGCATCAGCTACTAATGTAATAGTACAATCACCTGGTGATGTGTTTTCATAAATATAAATTGCAATAACACGACTTTTGTCTTCGTCAATATAATCAACAACTTCAGAATATATAGGATCGCCATTGTAATCTAAAACTTCAAATCCTAATGCACCACCAGTTTTTAAATTAGTTGGGTGTCCTCGTAATTTAAATAAATTTTTGCCGGCAGTTAATCTTGTTGGAAATTCTGATATTTGAAAATACTCCGGAGATGTTAACGATTTATCTTCAAACAAAACCGGTATAAATTCTAAACCTTGATATACAGCTTCTTTACGTTCCATGGATAATTTACACTTTATATATAAATATCAAATGTGTAGAATCTGGCTGTATCCGTCAGTTTTATTTACTTCAATTAAATTGTCTACCATATCACGCATTGTGTCAACGTGTGATATAATAATTGAAAAATCAAATTTAGTTCTAAAATAATCAAATAAATTTGCAACAGATGCAATATGTTCTGCATCTAAACTTCCCCATCCTTCATCTATTGCAATAAAGTTTGGTCTTGGTAATGCTGATACATTGATAAGTGCAATTCTAATTGCTAAACTAGATATAAATCTTTCCATTCCGCTAGTTAATTCTAATGGCCAATAATTATCTTCGTCATACATAATATACCCATTAATGTTTTTTCCATCAGTATTCATAACCATATTGAAATCAACTACTTGATTTAGAACATTGTTTATTTCTGTTTCAATTTTAGGTATTGCTTTAGATATTAAATCATATGGAATTCCATCTCGCTTTACAGATTTTAAATAGTATTCATATGCTTTATACTCAATTTCCAATTGTTGATATGTTTCTAACTGAGCCAACGCCGTTTTTCTTTGTGTTTTTGCAACTTCAATTTCACCGTGGTTAGTTTTTATTTGATCTTGTAATTTTTTAATTTCAATTGTTACTGTATTAATCTTAGATTTACATACGGCAATTTCATTATCAATTTTAATATTATGTTGTATTGCAGTTTCATTACGTTTAAATAAGTCTTGCCGTTCTATATTATTTTCTAGTTCGGATTCTTTTGTTTGTAAATCATTTTCGTGAATCTGAAGTTGCAATTCTAAAAGTTCTATTTTATTTGTATGTGTGTTAATACTATCAATTGATTCATTATATTTTTCTAGTGATTGTTTATACACAGTTAATTTAGTAACTTCGATATTTTTTAAATTGATATCATTTTGAATACTGTCTAATATTTTTCTATCTTGATTAATTTCGTCCTTGGCTTGTATTGCGTTTTGCACAAAAACGTTAGACACACAGTATTTGCAATTTGGATCATATTCGTGTGTTTTGAGATGTTCAATTTTTGTTTGCTTATCATTTACAATTCTTTGTTGTTTTTTTAGATCTTCCTGTAAATCATCTAATTGAAATTCAGTGTCTACCAATTGTTGAACTTTATCTTCTAAGTCTTGTATATTATAATTTTGTATTGTAACCGATTCAGATATAATATCAATTTTATCTTGATATTTAGTTATTGTTTGTTCAGTTTCGTCAATTGTTGTTTGTAATACTTCTATTTTATCTATTAAATCAGATTCCGTTTCTTGTAATATACTAATATCTTCGCCTTCATAACTAGTAGGTTGCTTCGTTTCAATTAGTTGCAATATATCTTCTTGCAGTTTATTTCTCAGATCCTGATTTGTTGATTCTTTTTTATTTATATCTTTTATTAATTTGCTATTATCTTTAATAATAGTATCAGACGTTGTAATAGTCTCAGCAAAATCTGTTTTCTTAAATGCTTTAAGTCGACCAGACGTTTCTTTGATTTCATCAGTAGCTAAATGATGTAATTGTTCAAATACTGTTATATCAAGAAATTGGGATAATAAATCTTTTCTTTCTCGTTGTGACTTTTCTATAAAATTATTATTGTCTGCTTGTAATGAAAATGCAGTTAATATAAAATCATTATATGTTCCTAGATAACGACGAATACTTTTATTAGTATCACTTCTTTCGTCCCCATTTAAGTTTTCAGTCTCAGTATAAAAATTAACATCTACTTTAACGTGGGTATCCTTTTTCTTGGTACCAACCCGCTCAATAGTATATAAAACATCATTCATTTTAAATTTAAAAATACCTTTAAATGAACTTTGTTTATTGTTTAATACTTCATGTGCTTTACTAGTTTTACTACATTTATCAAATATAGTATATGTTATTGCATCTAATAACGATGATTTACCACTAGTATTAGATGCAAATAATCCACAAACATCACTCATTTTATTAAAATCCACTCGATTCCCATCACCATATGAGAACATGTTATCAAATTCAAAAGAAACTGGATGCCATGTTATATGCCGTACGGATTCAACTGCTGGTAATTTAGAATTGATAGATCTATTAATATGTCGTATTGCGTCTAACTCATTGGGTGTTGCGGTTGGAAACTTAATATTAATAAAATCAGTTAATAATGTGTTTTGATATTCAACATCTCGTACATTTCCAATTGCAATTGAATTAGTATTAGTTTCATGATTTGCTGAAATTGTTCTTTGTATTGTTATGTCTTGTACATTGTATTTTTTACGTATCGTAGTAACTAATTTTTTCATGTCAGCCGCACTAGTTTCATTAAACTTGATTCTAATACGAGGCTTATTAGGCATACGATGAGGTGACTTTATTATATTAGGACCGTCAGTTTCTATAGTAACATAGCCATAGTCATTATGTATTTCCACAAACTCGGCTTTACTCGTTTTAACGTCCCAAATTAATATTCCGTGATCTAATGCTTCACCATGATTTTGTTGTATTAATGATCCTGGATATGCAATAGTTTCAGTTAAGAATTGAGCTGGCTTATGTATATCACCTAATAATGTCATATCATGTCCACTAAACAATTCAGTGGTTACATGTTCATTTGATATTTCATAACCAATATCAGTTTTTGCATTATGTACTGCACCATGATGTAATGCAATTTTCATGTTATCAGTTTTGATATCATTACCATTAATATATTGTGCTGGTTCTACGTCTACCGCCATATGGTTCCATGTTATGCCAGCAAAATCAAATACACCATTATCTTTAATAAAAACAATATTATCATTTTTTATCATATCTAATACAGGAGATAATGCATCTTCTCGATATAAATTGTTTAAGTTCATGTCATGATTACCTAAGATTACAATCGTAGGAATATTAAATCCACGAAAGAAATCAGTAAGCATTCGTATTAATTCAGGCGACATATCTAGTTTGCTATGCACAATATCTCCAGTTACTACTGCAATACTATTTTCTGTTTTAGTTTGATTGATATGATTAAACATGTTTTCAAACACGTGTCTATATTCTCGATGTCTTTTTAAAGTACGAATATGAACATCAGAAATATGATAAATTTTATCGGCTAATTGTATTTTACTTGATATGTTTGTTACTTCCATAATAATCCTAATTGGAGTTGCATTAGTTTTTCAAATGTCATTACTCCGGTATTTTCGATAATTTCTGTAATGCGCTGAAATCCTAATTCCGATGCATCTAGGTCGGTTAATTCTATAAAATACACATTTAATCCTTCACCCATAAATTTTTCTGCGATTGATAATGCATTTCGAATTGCGTCTTCATCTAAACATATGTAAATGTCTTTGACACGCTTTTCGATAATTTTCTTTTGTAATTGTGGTTGAATTATTTTACCAAATAATGGTATTGCGTTTCTTTTAATTGCAATTGCATCAAATGATCCTTCGCATAATACAATTGGCTCTTCCCAATTAATAGTTAAATCAAATCCAATGATGTCTTTAGATATTTTAGGATTTTTGTGTTTGTACTTGTCTGCTTTATAATAAGCCCTACTTACAAAATAATTTAATTGACCTGTACAGTCATAACTAGGAATAACAATTTTACCGCTGTATTCGCCATTCTCACAATATCCAATTCTATATTTTAAAATATCAAATATTGTTACACCTCGATGTTTAAGATATGACATTGCATTTCTAAAGTCTGGTGTTTTCTTTGGTTTCCACAGTGGTCGATAATCTTCTGGTAATGCAATTACTTCAACAATCTTTTCTTCAGTATCAAAATTCTTATACTTTGCTGATTGAACTATTCTAGATAATTGTTCAAAATATTGTTTACCTAAATTTAATTGTTTAAATAAACTATTAATACTTCTTCCCTTTTTATCAGATATCCAACAGTGCCAAGCATTCTGGCCATCGCTAGTTGTGTTAATATCTATTTCTAGTTTAGGTTTATAATGTGAAGTAAACGGAGAGAAAAATGCAATGTTATTACCCGACGTTGATTTACCTTTTCCTAGTACAGATTCTAGTAATTGTAATAACTTGAGATTTTGCATATATTATATAATAGAAAATTACTGTAATATATCCAATTAATCCAATTAATTATTATTATATATTATATATTAATATTGGTTAGACACATACACTCCATTTCTGGTCTAACGATCGATCCAAGACTGAATCAATCATTTTAAATAATTAACATCATTTTAATGAATATATTATTTTTTTTTCACAAATCAAACCTTATTCAAAAAAACGTTTCGGATCTTGTGCTTCTTCCCCCGGTTTCAAGCATTCTTGCATCCATTCTACTGGTATTTCTTTTTTTGCTACGTTGGGAATACCTAGCTTGATTGCATATGCTTCATATGTTGTTTTACTGGCTTTAGATATCTTTTGATTTGGATTTTGAAACACCATTCTTATATCAATATCCGGATTTGACTTTAATACATGTTTCATTTTTTTGCGATCAACTGCAGTCCAACGTCCTTTAGTTTCAATATACATTATTGTTCCATCACGTTTTGTGAACACGAAATCTGGAGTATATTTATGTTTTGATTCAGGTACTATATAATGAAGTGTTTCAGTTTCATAACAAACTTCATATGCGTTAGATTTTATTTGTTCTGCTACAGTTAGTTCTAAACCTGATTTATAACCGTATTTATAAGCTGCTTGTCGGGTTTTGCTACCAGCAGTATGCCAATGGTTTCGTTTCATGTAACTTGTTTTCTATTATTTTTTAAAAAGTGTTGTTAACAATATGTAAATTGATAGTATTGGGAATATTATTGAAAATCCCCAAAACGCCATTATGTTTTTTAATTGTGTCATAACCATTATATTTTTATCACGTATCAATTTCACTTTGTACCGTTTTAGTTATAGTGTCACCTTCTTTTGGATTCGATAATAAAATTGTGACGTCATTTTGAAAAGTATCGGTAATCTCAGATGCGATCTTGTTGATCCATGTATCAATTTGAGTGTAATAATCTTCTCCAGTAACTTCTACAGATCCGACTAATTTATCTTTGAGCCACGCCAATGCATGCTTACGATTTGATAGATATGCTTTCTTTGCACCAGGTTCGTCATCATTCCATGTATAATTGTATTGTTTAAACATTTCTTCGTGTGTTTTCGCTCGTTTCTGGCCTGCAGGACCAGAACCACTCCCTTCCCAAAAATTGGCCTCAGCCGTGACCCAAGCAAATACTATATCCCAATAGTATACATTTGAATATCCAAGTAGTTTACTATCTTTCCATGTTTCTTCATAAGATTCGCCTCCTTTTTTTGTAAATATTACCGGGCCACTTAATCCGGCAGCGTTAAATGTACCAACTCTTATATTGCCGCTTGAATATGTAATTGTAAATTTACCATTCTTCTTTCCATTAGACCATGTACCGTCATATATTTTTCCTGTTTTCGATTTATATGTTCCTTGGCCTGATTTTTTACCATTTTCCCAAGAACCGGTAAATGTATTGCCATTGTCATATGTTATTGTTCCAGATCCGGTATAATTGTCATCAAATGATTTTGGGGTGAAGTTAGTTGAGGACGGTTTAGGAGTGTTTCCACCACCACCGCCAGAGCGACGCTGACCGCCTCCGCCTGATCCACTAGAACCTCCTCTACGTGTTCCACCAACAGCTTTTTTAGCTTGCTCTTTAAGTAATTGTTCTTGCAATAAATCTTTAAGTTTTACATTCATACCTTTTCCTTTAAAATAATTTATTGACTCACTAACTGTAGCGGCAGCTGTTAATCTTAATTCCTCAATTACCTCAGCTTTTTTACCTGCAGCCCACATATCATATAAATTTTCATCATTTGCAGAAACAAATTGATATAATGCATCTTTTGTTTTAGTGCCTATATCGCCATCCCATCCACCATCTGTACCTTTGGTTCGGTAATATGCAAAGTTTTTAAAATCTGTTTTGGCTGGTTCATCTGTGAAATTGAGTTTATTTCCAGCTTGCCACATCAATTCTTGAAATGCCTT